AACAGCCCTAGCGACTGGCCCAGCAGACGCTTACGAAGACTCTAGGGCAAACCCTCTCGTAAGGAGGTAATTTACAATGAGTACTACACGTTTTTCTGGACCAGTAGCTTATAGCGGTGGTGGAAACCAAATCGCTGGTGGTACATGGTTTACAAACTTACCGATTCAAACGAATCCTGATTATGTTTTCCAGTATGAAGATTTTACTGGGATCGCGGTTGATGGCACTAATGATTGGACCTATCAACAACTTACCAGTGGAACAGGTGCCATTAAAGCTGACGCCATTGGCGGATGGTATGAAATTGCCGGTACTGGATCAGATAATACTGGCGCTGCTATCCAAGGTAACGAAATTTGGGCACCGGAAGCCAGCAAAGCAATATTCTTTGAAACGCGCCTTGTTACGTCAGACGCGGATCAGATGGATATTTTTGTTGGCCTTTGTGAAAATTTCACGTTGAGTACAACGGTTCCTTTCGCCACAAATAACCAGATCGGATTTTTGGTTGCCGATGGCGATGCTTCTATCAATGCTGTTTGCGACAATGGGGGTACGGAAACTTCCACCGATACCGGCGTTGATTTTGCTGATGGTTCAGTTTCCGGGAGTACAATTAGCGGGGACCGTCGATTGGGCTTCATTGTTCGTGGTACTGGACAGGTGGAATTTTATGTTGACCGGAAGCTGGTTACAACGACGGTTTCAACTACGACTATTCCAACTAGTGAAATGACCACATGTTTGGCTGCGGTAGCCGGTGAAGCTGCGGCCAATGTAGTAGATTGTGACTATCTTTTGACGGTAGGGCAGCGTACCACGGATGGCATGATTCAATACAATAAACAGCCGTAATAGCTGAAATTTGGATTAGGGGGTGCCCACCCCTTAACTCCTTGCTTTATAGGAGAGTCATATGGCTGATGCTGTAGCGACAACCACAATAATAGACGGTCCAAGAAAGGCTGTCATTTACTGTACTGATACCAGTGATGGGGATGGAGAAGCCGCTGTAACAAAAGTGGACGTGTCTGGCTTATCTCAGAGTCCGAATTTGGATACCTGCACCGGAGTTCGATTAGAAAAAGTAGTTTTTTCTAATGTAGGTATGGGTGTAAAAATACTTTGGGATGCGACTGCTGATGTAATCGCATTGGAACTTCCTGCTGATTATTCGGATACGTTAGAATTTTCCGATATTAGTGGTTTGCCTAATTATGCAGGAACCGGGAAAACCGGAGACATCAAATTTACTACGGTTGGTGCTACTAGCGGAGACACCTATTCCGTTACTTTGTACTGTATTAAAGAGTACTAACCGATGGTGGAGCTGGATCGAAAGAATGAGCTTGAAATAGTTCAAATTCGAGGAGATCTAAGATTATTAGCTCAAAAAGTAGAGGGTATAAAAACTAATGACCTTCACCATATTCAAAAGTCCATAGATAATATTACACGCATCTTATGGGGCGTGGGATTTTTGATATTAGGGCAAATAATAGTTGGAATTAAGTCCCTGCTTATAGGGGGATAGAATAGGGGTTCATTTTTATGGCTCTTTCTGGATCAAAAAACTTTGAACCTGATGTAGCGGAATATATAGAGGAAGCTTTTGAAAGGTGTGGGATAGAACTACGGACAGGTTATGATGCCCGTACTGCACGAAGGTCCTTAAATCTTTTATTTGCAGATTGGGCTAATCGTGGGTTAAACCTCTGGACCGTAGCAGAAGTAACCCAAACAGTTGCTTCGGGTGTTACTGAATATCCTCTAGGAACTATTACATTAACGGTAGCGGATAGCGATAGTTTCACTATTGGCGAAACTATCACCGGAGGAAGTAGCGCGGTTACTGCTTCTGTTATAACTAAGCCCCTTTCTACTACCATGACAATAACAGTCCCTTCTGGAATTTTTACGGCTGCTGAAACCATTACTGGTTCTTCTAGTTCCGCTACCACTACCGTCAGTTCTGTCCCTTCTTTAGAAGATGTGCAGTCCTCCGTAGATATTTTATCAGCCGTTGTGAAACGTGACGGAACCGATATTTCTATTAACAGAATTGGTCGAGATGACTATCTCCGTATTCCGGATAAAACGACAACAGGAAGAGTTATTCAATATTATGTGGATCGTTTAATAACCCCTGTTTATCGGATTTGGCCTTCTCCAGAAAATAATACGGATCAAATTATCTATGACCGGATGGTTCGTATTGATGATGCGGATGCTTCCGTCAATACGGTAGAGGTTCCTTGGCGCTTTTATCCTTGCTTAACTGCGGGATTGGCTTACTACCTTTCCATTAAGCGAGCGCCAGACAGAATAGAAATGCTTAAAGCTATCTATGAGGAAGAATTTGTAAGAGCGGCAACCGAAGATCAGGACAGGGTGCCTCTTACCCTTGTTCCGACAGCTTCTTCTTTAAGGGCAACAGGCTAATGCCTCGTTATGCATCTGAGAGATATGCCTTGGGGATTTCTGATAGATCCGGGGTGGCATATAA